TTCATCGACTTCGCAAACATTGATAGGCCATTGAATTTAGTGGCGTACAATGCATGTTCTAAAGGAGCTAAATACTGAGCTATCGAGGCTACAAAGCGCGGTGGCCGATACTGTACCAACCGCGGAACTTTGCTCATTAAGGTATTGGCGGGTGCTACCTCAAATTTAACGAATACTTTGACATGGCCATCCCTCTTATCGAGGCTCTTTTCAGAGAGGGAGTCGAAAGCTTTCTGATAAGTCGCTTTCTTGCCACCTCTTCGGGTAGCAACAACCTCCTCAGGTGTCCATGGCATCAAAGCTCCGGGATATAAACCGGTTTTGCGTGTTAATTTCTTGAGGTATTTAAAACCAAACTCTAAGGCTTTCAAATCTACTACAGGAGGCACCTTCGCATAATGCCTCTCGACCATAGCAATCTTCGTGTTGTGCACACATTCTGCGTAGGCGCATTGCGGCTCAGTGAGATCAAGGATTGTTGGAAATACTTGTGTAACTATTCGCCTATTACAATAGCTACGTTGATCCACCTTATGCCGGACAACAATGCCGTCACGTGGTTCTTGCTCACTCTCGCGAGCAAGGCAGACGGCAGTGTGTCTCAAGTCCCCTCAGGTCATGGCGGCAGCTGGCAGAACCTTCATTGTTCGTCTGAAAATGAGGTTCTTGAATCCCCAGCGCCGACCTAACTGTCCTTTAGCAGCTTTCGCCTGCTTAGTCAGTATGGTCTGCACGGTGGGTTCTGCCAGGTGCTGCCTATGTTCCTGTTCCGCCTTATCAGGTACCATAACAGATGTCACAGCTTGCGCAATGTGATTTGCTATGTCAGCTTGAGAAACGCCAGTGCAATCATGCCCATCAACCCATTGGTTGGCTTGGCGCACGAGGTTCCTTTGTAACTCAGCTGTTCGTACCTGGTGTAGAGCAAAGCGTCGTAGGAATCCGGTCAATTCCTTTGGCTCATACACAGCAGCCCTTGCTGCTATCTTCTGCTCCTCCGTCAACAACGCAGGTGATTTGCGTCGGAGTTCCATCGGTAGCGGTTTCTTAGAAGTCGGATGGGTTCGGTACGGGCCCAATCGGTGCAGCTTTCGCTGCCAACGCATCCTGATTTCTCCAACGCTGGCGATCGCGCAGGAAGTTTTGATATTCCTGCTCCACAAGCGCTTGCATAGCTAGCTCTCGCTGGCGTTTCAAGTCTTGTTTCTCCTTCGTCACTCGCCTCTCTCGTTGGTATTCCGCTTCCACTACTCGCTTCGTCTCGCGGGATTCCGCAAGTCGCCGACGTAGTTCCGCCTGGTACTCCGCTTCGACTCTGGAGCGGGTTGCACGATCCGTTTCGCCGTGTGGTCTTTGCACAATAGCTGCACGTTGAATTACAGGCTGGGGTGCGATAATGCTTTTCAAATCGCACATAGACGCCCGTCTCATAGAAACCACAGGATCGATAGTAGCACGAAACGCTACCCGGCTCCAAAGCAGTGGAGATTCCGTTGCAATTGTGGTGGCAGTCGGGGCAGAGCCAACCGCGATTCCCTTCGCGGATGTGACCACGTGGCCCATTGGCCTCGTAGTCTTTTTGTGAGTGGGCCCAAAAGCCCGCCCAGCGGTATTCGACTCC